TTAAGTACTCTATCATAGCCTTCACCAAACAAGTGTATAATAGGATTAGAACCACTTGCTTTTAATTGAGACCATTCGTCTAAAGCAAAAGGCCAATGATTAGTTTCCGATTCACAATTTCTCATCGCAGGGGTTCGGAAAATCTTGTAAGTAAAAGACATATTTACCTCGCTTTTAGTTTTTGCACATAGACTTTTAAGTCAGCTTTATTGCTAAAACCTAAAAATTGAGCAGCTAGTTGTTCTGCCTCGTATCTAGGTTTGCCACCATCATACTCAATAATAGCGGCTCTTTCTTCAAATAGTTCTTCTAGTAGTTCCCAGTCTGTTGTTAAACTACCATCTGTCGTACTCATCGGATAGCTCCTCTTCAAAGTACTCGCCGTACTCTCTAATTAAATACTGATGTATTTTTTCTGAAACATTAGCGTGTTTATCTAGGCTCCATATATCAGTAATTTTTACTTCTCTCCACGGCGGTTCATCATCATAACCGCCACCGTCTCTTATATTAGCATATACTTCAATATCAACAAAAGGCACATGCCTTACGTTAACAGTAAACACTTTCCATACGCTATCGTCATACATTTCTTTCTCCAAAGTAATGTTGCAGGTAAGACAACAAATCTTTAACGTTAGATATAGGTTTTACAGTATCGTCTGCTACACCTTCATCATGACATATGGCAACTTCTGCTCTGTCAAGAATTTTGTCTTCATTATGAAGCTCATAGTTTATTATAGATAACTCATGCACTTCATCAATTTTAACACGCACTCTTTGTATATTTTTCATTTGTATTCTGTACCCCATTCCCAAGCACGTACTACTTTTGTTTCAACAATACGAACACCATCATAGCCTCCGTCTTTAAAACGATTATACCACTTAGATGCTGTTTCAATAGATTCGTAAGCTCCACCTTCGGGTTCCCACCACCATTCTCCATTTTCATCTTCCATCCAAAGATGAATTTCATAAAGTCTAGGACTAAAGCCCATTAGTCAATCCTTTCTGGTTTAAAAGTGTTCCATTCCCAATCCCCTCCATAAAGAGGGTCTGAGTCATAAAAACTACCTCCATCAACATTTTCTTTGACCCATTCTCCCCATTCATCTTCAGGAATATTGTCAGGTATAAATACTTCTGTTTCTAAATCAACAGCCATAGTTGCATAAGCCCTTACCATTGGCATTAAAAGTACTCCTTTACTGCGTCTACCGCATCATAAAAGCTATAGTGTTTTTCTGTTGCCATAGCTTCGTAGAATGGATGAATAAAATCATCCTCTTGCGCCCACAAGATAATAATCTTATTCTTAGTATGAGCAAACATCAGTTCCATAGAAGTACCAGTACCACGACCAGAGTTTCTACGTACATCAGCAAGCACAACTTTTGAATTAGCAATATCTTGTAAGTCTTGTTTAAAGATACGCTTACAAGCATTCATAGTTTTAGTAACATCTTGTAAGTTTTTTGTTAACTCATCATGAAAACTAATTCTACGAGTAGGGTCAAGTGTTTGGATATCAGAATGAAGCAAATGATCCGTAGCTGCTTGTCTCCAACGTGTCATTACTTCAACAGAACAATCTTCCATTGGTCCTGCTAAGTATACATAGTTTTTCATTTGTTTACCTCTTGGTTGACATATTTCGAAATATAGGGAAGGCTATTAAGCCCTCCCTTTAAAGAGTGTTTAGAAGTTAATGTCGTCATCTAGTTCTTCAGCTATATCAATAACTTGATTATCAGCTACTTTTTCTATTTTCATTTCTACCATTTCAAAGTCATCTTCACGAGGCTTTGGTTCATATTCTTTGTAGGTAGTTACTTGTACCGCCATAAGCATAGAAGCCGTTCCTTGACGTCCTCCTACATTATATGGGTACTGATAAATACGAACATTTCCGATAGAACCATTACCTAGTTTATCAGGATCAATAGGTGATAAATCACCGCCTACGAGTTGTACAGGGTTTTGAGGCGCTCCATCACGCTTCTTTGAACGCTTTTTCAAAGTAGCCTTGTAAAACATACCCGAATCATCTTCGTCTGGTTTTACATTAAGGTTCATTTCTTTCCATTGTTTTGCTTTTGCTTTATTGCGAGTACGAATTTGTACTTCCCATGTAGGGTTTTCTTTATCAAACATAGAGTTTGGTTTCTCAGGGTTTAACTTTGCAAAGAAAAGTTCGCAATCTTTTAAAATAGCCATAAATGTTTTCCTCTTGGATTGTTAATTTAATTATTCTTTAACGTCAGGTATAGTTTACCCAAACGTCTCAACGATATACCAGTGTTCTGGTTGATCTTCCATATACATTTCTGCATAAGTTTGATTTTCACTTCCTGGATTTATTAGTACTTGCAAACATTCATGTACTTTATCATAGTCAGTAATAAGAATTACTTCTTTTACGTCTTCAAACTCTACTACTGCATACTTATGCAAAAGCGAAATCGGATTTGAGTACATCGCTGACATCGAGTTTTCCTTTATTTGGGGTTAAGTCTAAAGAGTTTAATTGTTCAAGTATAAACTCTAAGGGTTGAAGGTTGTAAAGTTCTACAAACTTTTCACGTACATGATAAAACATTTTGCTCATATTTCCTGCGTGAGACCCAAAAGAATCATGGACTACAGTAACAGGATAATTAGCATCGTGAATGCACATAGTAAGGTGAACAGCATCTAAAGAGTGTACAATATTAGGAGCAGCACCAGTCTTTTGTTTACTTTCATTGACTGTTGTTTCTTCCCATACTTGCAATTGTACTTTTAAAATGTCATCACCATATTTTAACTCAGTCCGTTTAGTTGTAGGTTTACGGTAAGCCTGAGTAACAGGAAAGTTAGTTACAGGTGAAAACCATCGTAAGTGTTCTTTCTTTTTGTTTGCTCTTTCTGCTAAAGTTTGAAAAAGGCGCAGCAACATAGCTGGCCCTTTTAATTCTTCGTAACAGGTCTTGTATACTAGAGAGCCAAGGAGAGCACCCCAGAGGTGTTCTTTATCTCTTAAGTAGGGTGATATATCACGAGTATCTTCTATCACTTGTTGGCCCATACCGTAAGACGTGCCGCCATAACCAAGGGTCATAACATTACGTTTAACGGTCTTACGTTGTATCTTTTTACTGTTAATATTTAGCCAGTAAATAGGAAACAACTGTTCACGAAGATAACGATTTTGATTACGCCATGATTGAGCCTGTTGAAAAGCTAATACCTTTCTTTCAGACTTATCAGGAGCATTTTCATAATCTCTTTGTAACTTAATAGCAGTATTAAAAACCTCCTCAAATTGTTCTTTAACGTCAGATGTTATGTCTTTAGCCATTACTTCAAGGCGTTCCCACACCTTTTCTGCAATAAACATATAAACATCACCTGGAATTTCGCTTGGAACAAGATTAACAAGAGGTGCTACTTCGTGGTCTTGAGACATAGCAACAAGGTGTTGAACGCCATTATTTGAACCGTCAATATAAACTGGAAGACAACTAGGAAAATCTTCTATGTTATTCCCATCATCATTCCAACTAGATATCATACTGTGTTCATAACAAGCAGCAAGAAAACTAAAAGGCTTATCTGCTTCCATCCATCCTGAATTTTTTATAGGATCAGAAACATAAAGCATTAAGTTATCAAAGTTATCTTGAACCCATTGTGCTCTGTCGTCTAGGCTAACTTTATCGTTACCCCAAACATTAGCTGTATGTACGCATAGCCAATAATAACCTTCTTCTCCTAATGGAACAGGCTCATTTAACATTAATAAGCCTTTTGCATTATCACTAGACTGCTCATGTAAGAAGGCAGTATTAGGATAAATGCGACCACGAAAGTCAAGGTTATACAAGTGATAGAAAGGTCTACCCTTGTGCTTCTCTGCAAGACTCTGTATAGCTTCTGCTTCGATAATTAATGAAGCTCGCTTAATAGGGTCAATCTCTTTAGTAAACTTAAAAGGATTGCTTACGTTATGCATACATTCTTTATATACTTTAAAAACTTTGTCATTAATACGCCATGCTGTAGATTGTAGTTTATTAAGAGTATCTACAATATAAGACATATCATTATTTTCAAAGTATTTTAAAGCGCTTTCATGCCCCTTTTTAATTACACCTATACCTGTTGTTTCGTGATAAGCTTTGCCTGTCCACGGTTCAGGGGGTGTATTAACAGGAAACATATCGCAATGTTCTTCATTAACAAGATCCATCATTTCTTTAATTGCATTCCAATCTTTAGCAAAAATAAAGTAAGATCTATGTTTATCTTTTTTACCATTACGATAAATATGTTTTTTTCGATAACCAAGGATATTTAGCTCAATATAACTGATCAATACAAACCAGCCACCTTGAGCATCTAATACTGTATTCTGCGGTTGTCGAAGTTTTTGTCGTAGTCTACGACCAATACTACAAGCTATTTCTACAAGTGTTAACTTCCTTTCTAAGCCTTTAAGAACATGGATATAAGAAAACTCAATAATTTCTCTTGCACTATAATTCTTAAGAAAACTTGCTGATTGCCGATTATTCAGCATTGATTGTCTATATTCTAGATCTTCTACTAATAAGTCTAGTATAGTTTTTTGCATAAACTTCCTTTCACAAGCATTGTACTTACGTACCTTGTATATAATAGACTTTAGTTCATACGATCGGTTAATGTACACGCTAGTAGCATGAATACTAATATGATCAGTATGAGTTGTATAACAATATCCTAAAAAAAAAAAATATTTAGTAGAAACCCCGCCCAAACGGACGGGGCAAAATTTATTATTTATTATTTATTCCAATAGCTGTTAGCCATATTAAAGGCTTTCAACCATTTATAAATGGTGTTATGAGTAACTTTAAATTTTTGTTTAGCATGTCTAACACTATAACGATTAGCAAAATCAGCTACTTTTAAACGAAAAGCGTCATCATAAATACGATTTCCATTTTTGTAATTTTTAATAAATACGCTAGGTACTCGTTCTTGACGTTTCATACTATGAAATTCATTATTAAAATCAAAAGCACAAAGCCAGTTATGAACACTACCACGAGCAACTTTAAATCGTTTAGCTGCTAATTCAGTGCTACCTGTTAGCATTGCATAGCTAACTACATTGCGGCGAAAATTATCGTCATAGCCATAACCTTCTTTGTGTACTGTTGCGTTAGTCATAAGAGATCTCCTTATTTATTTGACTAGCTCGATGGATCACTGTGATCCAGAGAAGACTCTGCGGGAGGTGCGCTTAGTCTGGGAGGAGTGCGCCAGAGCCTTCACTGAATAACAGTAAAAAGAGCCGCCCCGAAGGGCGACTAGTTACAGGGAGAGTTTTGCAGTCTCTATATCAAAGAAGACCTCTAGATCGTCTTCCTCATAGTCGATATACGTATGAGACCATTTGTCATTAATAGCTTTAACTAAGTTGCTAAAACTAATTTCTTCTAAATGTTTTTTGTGTTCTTCAGCCGTAAGCTTTTTCTTCGGCATAGACTTTCCTTTCTATAGTTGCAACACCTTTAAACTTTTCAAGCTTTGGTGCTACTCTAAGAAAATATTCGTCTGCTTCGCTTTGTGTTTGACAAGTTTTAGTTGCAAACATAAAACGACGACTATCGTAAAGTTTTACTTCCCAGTACATTGTTATCTCCTAGTTGTACTTTATTGTCAAGATGTTATCATGCGTTATGCTGTGCTTTTTTAGAGCTACATCATAAGCTTTTTTATAAGCATCTTCGTTTGACCTACTAGACTTTTCCATTACATTTGTTACAAGCAATGTGTCTGGAATGTAGTAAGTAATTTTACATACGAACATTTTCTACTCCTGTTGGTACTCGCACGATTCTTTTCCATGTATATTCCTGCTCGTTATCTACATGGCATGACCAGTACCCATCAGCTGTGGATACTAGCATTTTATCTGCAAACTCTAAAGCCGAATCTGCATCAGTTTTGTTTACTGTCATTATTGTTTTATCGTAGTTAAAGATAAACATTACTCTTTTTCCACTAGAAAATATCTAACTAACAAGTAGTCAGCAATAACCGCTAGCAAAGGTGCTGCGATAAAAAATGCAAGTGCAATAACGAACATAGCCATTATTTTTCTCCTTTTGGTTTCCACTTGGTTTTTTGTTTTGATACATTGTATCACTATAGATGCATTAATTTTCTCACTTTTTATAGAACAAATGTGAACCAATTTTACCAAGATATTTCATATCTGTAGTCCAATATGGTTGCACATAGTCTGCATGATAATGTGTTGCACCTGTTTTTGGTAAAAGCTCAGGATCATTCATAATCACCTTTGCTGCTTTATAAATTTCTTTCCAAGACTGGCGGTCAAGGTAACTCATACGAGTTGGATCGTCATGTTTACCATCATGAGTCCAAGAAAATTGTTTACGTTGCCATACAACATCACAAACATTGTCTGGGTAGCTATTACTAGCTACTCTATTTAGTGTAACCTCTGCGACCATTGCTTGACCAGCCAAAGGTTCATTGCGTGCTTCAAAGAACATATTTAGTGCCAAGCACATAGTTGCAGTCATAATCATCAGTTCATCCTTTCGCCTGATATTAGAGAATTTTTATGGAAAAACATATCCATAATTGTTTGGAATATTCCATACGCATAATACGCAAGAAATATTAAGATTGATTCACTCGCTTTTTTCATTTACAGGAACCTTATTCAGAATGTTATTTAAAATATCTTTATACTTTTCTTTTAAGTCTTCATCATCTTTTATGACAAAGTAAATAAAATCAAATATAAAAATACCTAGCATAAAAGCTAAACTTTTTGGAGCATAGAAAGCAGAGATTGCCATAGCCAATAAAGCCCAGAAAACAGGAACATTATACATAGCGCCTTCTGTGACTGTTTTAGTCCATACAAGTCGAAGGGTTATGCCGCATATAGCAGCAAGTATTCCAGCAGTAATCATTTAGATCCTCCATTAATAGACAAACTGTCCTAATTGTTTAGCAGCTAAATCACGGGCGTCAGGTTGATACGTATTACGTAAGTACAACTTTTGACGGAAGTAACTAATAGCGGCTGCGGTAAAAGATAGTACTTTTACAGTAAGTACAAAAACTGTTACGAAAATAATAAAGTTCATTTTAGATACCTCTTGGTTTGCTTTTGCGTTATGAACAGTTTTAACACTTATTCAGGTGTTTGTTTTAGTCTTCTTTGGGGCGTGACCAAAACACATACGCCATTGGAATTGCTCCAAATATAACTGTTAAAACAGACCATAGCCATTTGCGTTGACCATTGTATTTAGCCATAACAAATGTCATACGTGCCATTAGTGCAATACCAATAGCCGCATAAATCAAAATAAAAGTACCCATAGTAGTCTCCTCTTGGTTTGCTTTTGCGTGATACTTCGTATCATTATAGATGCGTTAATTTTCTCACTTTTTTTGCTGACATTTTTGAATAAAAAGGGAAGCCCTTTCGGACCTCCCAATGAGTTATCTTCTATAATTATTTTCTTTATTAGTTATATTAACACCTGAAGTAATTTCAGGAATCATTCTCACAATTTCTTTACGTGTTTGGCGACTTACATCACCAGAAACATTAATATTAAACTGTTGAGTGCTTCCTGACATGCCCCTCATAAAGTTGTCAACTTTATTTGCTGGAACAACTAGTTCTCCTGGAGTTAGCATAGTCGGAACAGAGTCTATACCATCTCTAGAATAAGGTGTTCTAGGTACAATACCTCCTTCATTCATAAAACCAAAAAGGCTAAGTCCTGTTTGTATAAGTGAACCAATTCCACCACCGCCGCCGCCGAAGCCGCCTTGGAGACCTTGCATTAAACTATTAAGTGCGCTGCCTATCCCGCCTTTTAAAGCACCAAGAAAACCTGTAAGACCTTTCATTAAGCCTCCAAAGAAGCCAGAATCTGGCCCCATATCAACGGCAGAATCATCAAAACCTGCTTTTGTATCTTGCCCTATTCTCTTACCAACTTCGTGAGAAGAAGAAAACAATCCTGAAAATAAATTGTCAAACATTTCTTTTAATCCTGCAGTTTCAAAGAAAGATTGAACAAAAGCATCTACAACAGTATCAATGATTTGATTACTTAAAGAGTCTAGGAATGTATCAAAGAAGTCTTGAATACTACCTCCTTCTTTAATAAGAGTCTTAAGACCACTTGATATCGAGTCTCTCATTCTTAAAGAAGCAGTTTCTGCTTGATTAGTAATTCCATCTAGCAATTGGCTTTGTAATTCTAATTCACTATTAATTTGTCTTCTTGCTTCAACATCTCGAAAACTAGTGTTTAAAAGTTTTTGTTGCAAATCATAAATAGATACAGTAAGGTCTAAAGTTTTCTGATTCGTAATTAAAGAGACATCACCGCCAATAGCTTCGATTGCAGGAGCTACTTGTTGCACAGTCCCTTGTGTAAGTAAATCAAACAACTTTTTTCTTTGTTCTTCAATTATTTTAATAGACGCTTGTCTTGCTGCATTGTCTTTTAAATTAGAGTTAGTTAAGTCTTTTTGAGCTTTATTAACACTATTTAAAGACTTATTAATAGACTGAAGAGTTTTATTTGATAAAGAAGCAACAGTGCTTAAATCATAAGAAAAACCAAGGTCATTTAAACGACCTACAATTTTCTCCATAATTGTTTCACTGTCTTTACCTGTTGTTTTACCAATTCCTTTAAAGAGTTCTTGAATTAATTTTTGAACTGCTGTAATTTGTCCTTCTACTTGATCTTTAGTAAAACCTGCAATAACAGAACCAACTAAAGGTGTTTTACCAAACTCATCTGCAATTATCTTAAGACCAATTAATTTTTCTTGAGCTTCAGCAATTTTCTTAATAGTTGCATTGTCTAGCTTTAAAAGATCATTAAGACCAATGTCTCTATTTTCAACTAAACTTGCTGCCTCTTCTAATAAACTTAAACCTTGGGTTTCGGCTAAAACTTTTGAATTTAAAACTTTTACTTGAAATTGTATACTTTGGGTTAAAGCATTAATTTTAGCATCTTGTTGATCAAGTGCTGTACTACCTTCTGCAAGCATACGTGCTCGTTTAGCCCTAAGATCTTCTAATCGTCTTAAATTTTGATCTAAAGCAAAGCGACCTACTTGGTTGTCTTTAAAATCAGAAGAAAATATTTCACCTAAAGCTGTACTTAATCCGTCTACACCCGCTTTTTGAAGTTGTTCATTTATATCTTTTATTGTTCCAGGTTCTAGAGTAAAACTTAAACTTTGTACTGTAATTGCTTTTAGTTCTTCTTGCGCCTGTCTTAAACGAATATAAAGATCATTAACTTCTTTACTACCTTGTGCAGCAGCAATTATTTGTTGAGCAACTTTTGGATCATCAATGTCGCTCCCAAAAGCTTCAAATTGTTTTTCTATTTTAGAAATTTCTTTTACTAGATCACGGATTTCTGCCATATCCCCAAGGTCTAGCAAAGCTTGAACTTGAGTTAAGGAAACCTCTTCCCCAACAACTTTAGAAGTTACATCTGCAATTTTCTGTTGTTCAGCAACTAATACTGCAGCAGAGTTTATTTTGCTCTGAATTTCTATTGCCTTAATAAGATCTTTTAATTGTTGTTCAGGTAATGATAATCCCGTATCTTGAAACAAAATTTTAGCTAAAAGTTCAGGATTTTCGGATGCTTTAAGATCAACCAAAGCATCAGCAACCCGTGCCTCTACTCGTCCTGTATTAGAAATTTGAACAAGCAAAGCTCTAAGCGCTCCAGGTAATACATCAAGATCAGGAAACTTTCCAAGAATATTATCAGCAAAAGCTTTTGCAACTGAAGGATTATCAAAGGCGTTTTCCCCTGAAAACCTTGGATCTTCTAGAATTGTTTTTAATTCCTTTGCAAAAATTTTAGCTTGATTAACATTAGTTCCAAAAAGGTTGTTTACAAGTTTAGATAATCCTCTTGTAACAACGGTAGAGTCTCTACTGTCTAAGTCTGCAATAAAAGTATCTCGTAATGTTGAAATCGCAGCATTAGTTGTGCTTTCCCCAGAACCACCTTCTCTAATTGCAACCTCTACTTGGTTAACTGCAGCTTTAATAGCTTTACGAGTTTCTTCAGAAACAGAACCAAAAGCGGCAACTTCTTGATCTGCTTTTAATCTATTTCTGTCTAAGTTGTTAACTGCTTTTTCAATTTTTAATAGATTTCTATCAGAAGCTTTAGACAAATCAATATCTTCTAGCTTAGTAGAAAGGTTAATATTAAACTCTTTGCCAACAAGCTTTTCAATATTCTTTAAAGTCTTTAATGATTCTTTTCTAACATCAGCAACGCTTTTATTTAATAGCCCAAAGAAAGCTAAGACGCCTTCAAAGTTACTTTTAACTCTTTCTAAAAAGGTGTCGCCCTCTCCAAAGAAAGCAGAATAAATTATACCACCTATACCTGCAGTGGTAATAGTAGCCGCAGCAACAAGAAATGATCCTGTAATTAAAGGAATACCCGCAGCAACCCCTGCTATAGCGGCCCCTGCTGATGTTAAACTTGTTAAAATAACTCGGCCTAGGGTTAAAGCTGCAGTTTTAACAACTCCACCAAAACCAACAAAAAGCCTTTTAAAACTAGCTAAAACAAGTTTACCTAATTTTCCTAAAAGAGCAGCTATTTGATCAGCAAACAACAAAGCTGCAGATACGCCATACGCAAACATTTCTGATAAAGAAGTTCCTGTAGACTCTGCGCCATCTTCGGCTGCATTTGCTGCAGTTGTAAAGAAAGTACCTAGCAATACAGCTAAACCTGCTCCTTTTAAAACTGCCCCTTTATATTTACCTACAACTTGAGCAATAGAAGAACCAGATGCAATAGAAGCTATTTTCCATGATTTTGAAAAATCTAAAGCTGCAATTTTATTAAAAGCAACAAGTCCTTTCAAAGAAGAAATAGCATTAGCTGAAAAAGAAGCGAATATAGCGCTTAAACTTGACCCTATATTTAAAGAAGAACTAAAGGCAAGAAGTTTTGCTCGAGCAGTAGCTAAAGTTCCATTAAACAAAGCCATAAACGCAGCAACCCTTTGAGGATTACCAATAATTGCTTCTTGAACAACAGAAGCGCCAATACCTGCAATAGCTGCGCCAGTTGTACCTAAAAATCCTCCAAGTAAAACTTCAGCGCCAACAATAGTTGTTCCAATCCTAGCTAAAGCCGCAATACCTGCTTTTCTATTTTGCAATGCTGCTTGTTTAGCAAAACCGTCTATTGCTGATTTGCTAGTTCCTAATATTGTTGTTTTAAGATTATTTGGGTCTGACCCAACAAACAAATTATAAAGTAAACCTTTACCTTGCAATTTTCCAACAGAAGTTAACAGTGATTTGACGTTAGATATAAGTATTTTTCTAACACCGCTAAAGAAAACTGCTGCACCTAAAGTGCCATATAAAATTGTAGTTAATAAACTACCTCCTGGAATAAAAGAAAGTATTTGAGCAGGAAGACCTATTAAACTATTTTTAAGAGTTTCTTGAAGACCTCTCCCAAAAGCAGTCGCTAATTGAATTAATGCTTTAAGTATTTGAGGTATGTTTTCAACAATAGTATTAAGACCTTCTCCAATTGCTTGGCCAACCCCGTTTGCTAATGCTTGGAAAAATCCTGTTTTTAATACAACCCCATCAAACGCATTAATTAATGCTGCTCCGACTGTTACAAATAACAAAGGACCAAGTTTTCCAAAAGTTTTAGCAAACAAACTAGGGCTTAAAGCACGAGTTAGCCCTGCTGTTACAGCAACAGTAATAATACCTGCAAGTCTTGGCGATATATCTTGCAAACGAGTAATACCTGATCTTAATTTTTCTGCAATGCCCGTTGCTATTTCAGTTCCAGTAGTATTTAAAAATTTACTAATTTCTCCTGCTTTAGCTTTAATATTTCCAATAGTAATATCAATTGTTGTTGAACTAGATAGTACAGGGGAATTAAGTGAATCATAAATTTTTCTAACATAACCAGAAACTTCTGAAGCAAAGTTTTTAACTAAATCTTTAGTCTTGTTTAGTTTATCAGCAGCTAAAGAATAAGTACCTTCCATTGTGTCTGTCCAATAGGAATTTCCTATTACTTTATCATATATATCAAGAAAAGTTCTTTTTACTGTATTTCCAAAATCTTTTATTATTTTAGTTGTTCTAGACAAGGAATTATTTGCAATTCTATAAACGCTTTCAAAACTATTACTTAAGAAATCAAATCCTTTTTGAGGTTCAATCCTTAATAAATTAAATATAGCATCACTATAAGCTTTAAATAGCTGTATTGATTTAAGTATTGATATCTGTATAAGAACAAAGAAATCACTTGCAGCAATGTTTCTTTTAACTTGGGATAGTGCGTCTGCTAAAACTGAACCTGCTTTAGATAAACGTTCAAAAGAGGTATATCTTAGCCTAATAAGCTGTCTATCAATTAATCCTAAAAATACACCTGTTTCATACAAGTATACTCTAGCAGATCTAGAAAAACGATCTGTTAAATTTCCAAAGTTATACCAACGTCTACCATACCTGTCTAAAACTTCGCCTAATCTATATAAAGCATCTCCAAATTCTTTTAAACTTTTAGCTGAAAAAATTTCTCTAAATACTCCTGCAAAACGAGTATCTGTAATTTTTCTAAATGCACCTTCAATATCTAATCCAAATCTTTTAATTAAAGCGCTTGCAAATAAAAAACCTCCTGCAACTTCTCCATAAAGAACTTGTGCAAAGTCTCTAAAGGGGGTTGTTATTCTTGGTATAGCGTCTGCAAATCTTCCAATAATTACAGTTAATATTTTAGAAACGCCTCTTGCAATAGCAATAATTCCTTGGAATTGAGATTGAAAACCTCTTGCAGAATTAACAACAGAAGCTACAATTGCTTGTCTATTTTGCTCTATAAAATTAGACAAAGCATTAATTCTAGAAGTAAAGGCTGCAGTAATACCTAGCTGCTTACTGATTTCTGCTGTTACACGACCTACTTGATCTCTTAATACAACAAACGCTTGACCAGAAGTTTGTTCAATATTTTGAAATTTCTTTTCTAAAGCATCTGCTTGGTTTACTAATGCATTAAATACAACATCAGTTGTAATTTTACCTTCTTCAGCTAATTTACGTAAAGAACCAAAAGGTACTTGTAAATCATTTGCAATAACTCTTGCAATCTCAGGGGCTTGTTCAAGAACAGAATTAAGTTCTTGGCCTCTAAGTTGGCCTGATGCTAAACCTTGACCCAATTGAAACAGGGCTGCACGAATGGATTCTGCACTACCACCAGATATAGCGGCTGCACGACCAACTGCCTCAATTGCAACATTTATTTCTGCAACACTTTTTCCTGATTCTTGAAGCGCAATACCAAAACGATTGAACGTTTCAGCTGCTGCATCGACAGGTTGGCGAGTTGCCTTTGCAATCGAAAAGATTGCGTCCATTTGTTGATTAAGCTCTTTGCCACGTCCTGTAACAAGAGCAATTCTGTTTTCTAAACTTGTAAGAGAGTCTGTTGCATTGTTTATACCTTTAGTTACTGCTGTAGCTGCAAAAGCTGAACCAATTGACAAGGCAAGAGTTTTAAAAGCACTACTTACGCCTTTTACTGTTTTATCAATATTTGCTACTGATCTCTCTAAATTAGATAAATCTTTTCTAGCTTGTCTACTATCAGACCTAACTCGAATAGTTACACCACTCATACGTGACCTCCTTAATAAAATTGCCCCCTAACGATTTCCCGATACAGGAAGCCATCAGAGGGCAATAAAATTTTAATTAGGGGTGATAATACCTATTTTTGACAGTGTTTGTTCAATGAAATATTTTGGAGCTTGTTTACTATGCCCCCTATTTAATACATCAATATATTCAACATTGTTGGCTATTTCACCGTCAATATAACCGTCAATATCTTTTTTAATTTCGCTTTTCCAACCTTTTCGAGCTTTTCCTGTATCAACAGGTGTAACAATTTTTAATGTTTCTGTAGCAAAATTAATTCTTCCTTTTAAATCATCATTAGCAAATCTCTTAACTTCTTGCTCTACTCTTTTCATTTCTTTATCAAAGTTAACAATTTCCATACTTATTTTAGTCATAATTTATGTCCATCCCCGCCTTTAGCTTTTAACATAAGCTCAAGAAATTTTCCTTGAGGTATTGCCTTATCAGGTGTTTGTTGTTTTTCTTTATTAGCTGCAAGCATTTTTAAAGTAGGAAAAATATTTTCTGCTTTTTCTTTTACACCTTGAGTTCTAAGCATTAGATAAGTTCTCTGATCTTCTCTCCAGCCAGGAGGTCTTCTTTTGAAGAATTCAACCCATTTTAACAATTCAGTATATGGCATTTCTTGTTCTATTACATAGACAGGCATATGCAAATGGTATGCTAGTTCATAAATTGATTCTTCTGAATCGGTTAGTTTCCCGCCTCTTCCCCACTAAGTCCTGAAAAAGATAGAACATTATTTGATAAATTACTTAACTCTCCTAAAGGAAATTGATCAAAATCTTCGTCAGATAACTCGTTTGCACCAACCACTGCAAGCCTAATTACGTCACGCAATAAAGCGAGTTGTGATGCTTCATCTGTCTTTTTATTTGTTTTCTTTACAAGTTCTTGAACTTTAAATACTTCAGAAACGGATAGCTTACGAACTTCTACTTCGTCATCCATAAAAGAGTATTTTTTTGTAATTACTTTGCCAACTAAATGTTTCATATTTTATCCTAACTTAACTTGTCTTTTTCTGTAAATAATTCTGGATTATGCTTTTGAAAGTCATCAAGCATCTTCCTGCAAGTATGCAATACGGAAAGAGTTTCCATAATCTCTTTACCGACTTTTGAATTCTCATCGAAATCTTGAAAACGTTCAAAACTCTTACGAATACTAATGTCAACACTTCGGCGCATATGCCGAAAAGTTGTACGCATTACAAAACTTTTACTAAACGGTTTTTCTGTCATTATAATCTCTCTTATTTAAAAGAAGCCCCTAGTTAAAGAGGCTTCTAATAAAACTTTTATTTTTATGGAAGCGTAGCTGGACCAAAGAAGTCAGACTGTGTAGACAGCGTAATTGTTGCTGTGTTAGCGTCTGTCAACTGAGGGTTAACCAAGATAGCTTCGATTTTACCTTTAAAGTAAAATTCTGTGTTACCATAAGACA